GGCTTGGCAGAGACTTGGGTGAAGAGGTACAAGCACAACGTGACCAAGCCTCTAGTGACTTAGGTAGAAGTACAGCTTCTGTGCCAGAGTTGGGTGCTATGCCTACTGCTACAGGATTTGACCCAGAAGACTTTGGTATGATGGCAGACATGAAGGATGAATCTAATCGTCAAGTGCGACTAGCCATTGCTGCTAAAGAAAACAACGATGACGAAGGTTACCGTAAGCACATGGCTGAAGCAACCATGATGCGCAACATGCTCAACACTCTAGATACTAAGCCTTTGACAGAAGCTGGTGGACGTGCTTTCACTAACATGGTTTCTTCACACATTGAATCTATCTCTGGTGTTAAGGGGAGACACGTTCCTGATGGTATGGGTGGCTTTAGATTTAAAGCTACTTGGGAAGAGGCCAGTGACCAAGGCAAGGTTAACCTAGCTGGTACAGCAATGTCTGAGATATATGGTGAAGCTATCCGTAAAGGAATTAACCCACAAACAGCTATGCGCCAAATTTATAGTTCTGCAAACAATAACATCCTACCTAAAGTTGTAGAAGATGGCATTGGTGGTTACATGATTGTTGAAAGTACAATGCCTTTGATTGAGGGTGGCTTTAAGGGTGGTAAAGGTATCTTTGCCCCACCTGTTGTTGAGCCTACTGTTAACACAGATGCTTCATCCACAACACAAGGCGATGGAACATCGGATATTCAAGCACTTATTAATCAGCACAACCAAGCAACTTCCCCTTCAGCAAAACTATCTATCAAAAGTAAAATTGGTAGAAAACTTGGGGGTTCTATTCCTGCGGATATTGAAAGTCAGTTACGCTAATGTACAATGAACAGGATGAGATTAACAAGGACGGTCTAATAAAGAATGACCAGTTCCTTGATGATGCAACTGCGTTCTTGATTGAACGTGGGGGATACGATGCAGAAGACTTGATGTCCGAAAAGGATGTCTATGATGCCTATATGGAACACTTCCGTTTTCAGAATGTCAACGAGGTGACAGCAATCAATGATATGCTGTATGCTCAAGAGGCTGACGAAGAAGGTAAGCAACGTATGGCTCGTCTGATGGACACATATGACAAGATGGATAGTGACTTAGGACTAAATGCCGCAGGTGACTATGTTGCAGGTGTACTATCTGCTCCATCCACATATGCTGGTATCTTTACTGGTGGTGGTGCAAAGGTTGGTGCATTGGCTGCACAGCAAGGTGTTAAGCTAGGTATCCGTGAAGTACTCAAGAGAGGTGCGGCTGGTCAGGCATTGCGTCAAGCGGCCACAAAGGGTGCAGTACGTGCTGGCGCAGTAGAGGCTGGCATTGGTGCAGGTCAAGTGGCAGCACAAGAACAAGCACGTGTTGAGACAGGGATGCAAGAAGGTATTCGTGGTGGTGCTGTAGCATTGGGTGCAGTAGCAGGTGCTGTGCCTGGCGCAATATTTGGTGCTGGTTCACAAGTACAACGTGCTGTTGCAGAGAACACTGCTGAACGTGTAATGAAGATTACAGAGAAGCAAGCATCTCGTGCTACAAACCTTGCTAATCGAACCACAACTAAAAAAGTATTTGAAGATGAAGCAACGTCTGATACAGCAAACCAAATTTTAAGTGAACTAAAACAGCGTAAGGCTGCCCTATCTAAGACAGTGCCAGAAGAATTGGAAAAGGGTAAAGAGCTAAAGTCAGCACTCAAGCCAGATGATGTGGAAGTTGTTGATGCACCTATTGACCCAAAGCCAAAGCTACCACTAGAAGCAACTGTAGAGAACAAGAACCTACAGAATATTGCAGCAGTTGCCGCAAAGATTGTACATCAAGTACCTGACCTTCCACCAAGCATGTTGAAAGAGGGCGAAGTAGAAACCTTTACCTCTAAGCTAGTACGTGCATTGCGTGGTGGTCAAATGAATAGCGACACACTAAATGCCCTTACTAAAGAACATGGCATTATGTTTGAAGACATTGGCGCATTGCTGGCGGCAGAAGTTAGCAACGCTGGTTCACTTATGGGTAAGATTGGTGCGCTATCCAATGCTGCTAAGAAAGATTTAACAAAGCAGTTAGATGAGATTGACACCGCACTTATTGAGGCAGGTCAAATCACTAACCCTGCACGTGAAGCATTGGATGAAGTAGATGACCAGTTAGGCCATAGCACACTACAAAAATCATATGATGTTTTGAAGGATGTAAACAAAGCACGTATTGGTTTGATGACAGTACAGCTTGCTACCACAGCACGTAACGTAACAAACGGTTATATGCGTAACTATATATACGCCTTTGATAACCTTGGCGCAGGTCTGTACAACAAACACTTTGCATCTAGTGCTGCCAAGAAACGTTTGGCAATGGGTGGTGCTATCAACCCTACTGAAGCAGAAATTAAAGCTGAAGCAGAACGTGCTGTTAAGTTAGGTGTGGCACAAATGCGTACTGCACGTGATGCGTTCTTGTTTAAAGACTTAATGACTATCACAACGCAAGAGACAACAGCCCTTGCTCGTTTAATGCAGAACCCAACTTTCGGTAAATCTGAACAGGCAAAGCAACTGTTCATGGATATGGGTGACGTTGCAAATCACATGAAGTCAGATAGTATGCTACTCAATGTAGCACGTAAGCTAAACCACCTAAACACAAAGTCAGATAATATGTTCAAACGTGCTATCTTGTCACGTGAATTGGATAAAGCAATTCGTGCAGGTGGTTATGAAGAAGGTCTAAACGGTGTACTAAAGAAGGGTAGGTTTGGGGACATTGATGAGAAAATCATCGGTGACGCAATGGAAAAGGCATTAGACTTTACCTACCAGACAGGGCGATTTAAAGGCAAAGAGGGTACATTTAATGATGTGGCAGATACCTTTATTAAGGCTGCGCAGACACCTCTTGGCTCAACCTTTGTACCGTTCCCACGTTATCTCGTAAATCAATTCCGATTCTTCTATGAACATGCACCTGTTCTGGGTATGGTAGATGCCTTTGGTATTCTAAACAAATCTGATTATGGTGACAGAATTGGTAAGCAACTAGGTGGAGCAGCCATGCTCACATCTTTGTATGCATTACGTGCAAATCATGGCGATGAAACGACTGGACCTTTTGAATACAAGAATCCTTTTGGTAGTGGTATTGTAGACGCACAAGCATCTCTTGGGCCATTTTCTGCCTACGCATTTGGTGCAGACGCTATCTATCGTTACTTCAACCAAGACAAAATTGACAAGCCAGCTAAGATTAGAGACTTTGTAAAGTCATTAGGTGGTGGTCAGTTCCGTCCTACTGGCTTGGGTATTGTAGATGGATTGTTTGACACTTGGCAAAAGGGTGTAGATGATGGTGAACTAGACGTTGTTCTAGAAGAAATGGGTGCTAAGTTCTTAGGCAACTACATGAACACGTTTACTGTAGGTGCAGGTGTACTAAAGGATGTTGTAGCTACACTAGACCCAGACTTTAGAACTGTAGCAGATAATACAGACATTGATTTCTGGCCCTATGTGCTTAAACAAGCTACACGCTCGTTCCCACAGGCAGTAGATGAGGAAAGTAGTTTCTTAGGGTACTCTGGTATAGGTGGCAAGCGTAAGGCACTACAAAGCCCAACACGGTCTACTGGTCTACGTACAATGAACCCCTTCATGCGTCAGCTTACTGGTCTGACACAGCAACAACAACGCAATATGGCAGAGCGTGAGTTCGATAGGTTGGGTATAGAGTGGACACAGATTACGCCACGTAAGATTAAAGGTGACCCAGAACTGACTGCTGATGCACGAGGGATTATGGGTAGATATGTAGAGACAGGTATCCAAGACTACATTATAAATGACCCAGAGTATTACGGCTTACAATCTGCTGTTGAGAAGAAAGCCGCACTACGTAGTAAGCTAAATGAATTAAGGGGAGAAGCACGGTCTAGGGTACTAGATATAGAACAGTACCAAGATGTTGCTGACCAACGCAGGGTTGCGCAAGCAAACTATTTTAATATCCCTTCTCAGAAGAGGGACTTGATAGCCTTGTATTATAACCGTGCTACAGGTAAGAACTTGGGTGATACAAAAGACTACATAACTGCACTAGCTGTTGCAGAGGAATATAATATTCATGGGGGCAATTAAGCCCCCACTTTTTTTGGTTATCGTTTGTCGCCAGAACCACCGATAGTTCCAGCTTTCTTTCGTGCCATTAGTTTATCACGGTTCTTTGCCGCAATAACTGACAGTGGAATGTTTAAATCTTTTGCTAGTGCAGCACAGTACCACAGCACATCACCAATCTCACTAGACAAATCCTCTCGCCATGTCTCAGGTTGAGCATCAAATCCATCACGGATAATCTTCTTAACCTTGTTGGCTACTTCACCTGCCTCACCTGCCATACCCAATGCTGGGTACAAAATGGCATGTGTCTTAGGGTAAATCGCTGTCTCTGCAGCTGCCTCTGAGTATTCTTCAAACGTCATTCCTTTGTATCTCCTTTCCAACCAATCTTTAGCTTCACGCTCTATGTTCATTTAAAATTTCCCTCGCTCTATCATGTGGTATTTTAAACCACTCTGACTTACGCTCCTTTGCCTGAGACTCAAACACTTGATGCATGTATTTCTCAAACGTGTGTCTGTTCTCGACACTAATCTTTGCCATGATGTAGTAATCACGGAATGGTGAAGAAGTTTGATAGCCATTTAATCTATCTTCAGCATCCACTGCCTTCCCTACCTTTACCCAATCAGGCCATGCATCATTGGCTATGAGGTAAACTTCCCCCTCTTTTGTACTTTCAATCTTGTTGTGTGACCATGCGTCATCCAGTGACTTGTACTTGCCTGGCTTGTGCAATGGGTGTGACTGTGGGATGTACTTGCCATTGATGTACATTCTATTGTCGTTACTAACTGTGCGACACTCTCTGCACCTACTGTCCAAACCATCGCTTCTTGCAGGAACAGGGTAAAAATCTTTGGTAAGTTTTTCTGTGTCACAACGTGGGCAGTACTTCAAGCCTGTGTCATTAGATATTGTATCTATCAATCCTCTTCTCCTTTCATCAATGCGTTCCAACTGTGTGGAAACAGTGTGTTACAATGTGCAGACAACTGCCGTGCTATCTCTTGTACCTCAATTTGTGATGTCTTGTCAAGTCTTAATTGACACACTCTTGCAAATGAGTATAAACTACCTGACCAGTACCACTCTGTCATTGTAGCTTGTGGCAATACCATACGTGCCATCTCAGGTGCTACACCCTGCCCTATTAAACCGTTATAAAACCCCACACACTCTGACATCATACGAATGTAGTTTAGTTTATTAACCTCTACAACACCATCACTACCTTGCTTTACATTGTCTGGTCTACCACGCCACTCTTTAGGCTCATAGAACTCAGGTTCTGTGTCTACGTATCTACGTGATACTTCGTTCCATGACAGCCCTACCTGATGCTTTGCCAATTGACGTGCAATAAAGATAGGTGCTTTGATACGGAACTGTAAGTAGGCATGGCTAAATGGTGACCAATGATTGTGCTTTGCAAGATAGTTAATAAGTTTAATATCTTTCTCAGACAAAGACGAGGATACCTTATCAAAAGATACCCTCGCTGCATTGACTACCGTTAGGTCAGAACCCATGTGGTCAATTAAATCAACCGTCATGCTGTTGACCACCCCTCATCTCTTTTGGTGACAACTTAGAACCCTTTGCTTCTTCTTGTTCAAGCGTATAGACAAGGTAGTTTATCTCACCACGACTTATTCCAATGTCCTTGAGTTGCTTATCAGTAAGCATGTTCAACTCACGAATGACACCACGTGTCCTACGCCAGTCAATGAGGTAACGAATAAATCTCATTACCATCGTTTCCATTACTTTACGTTTCATATTTACTCCTTTCGATACTTACGTCCTCTAAAGAAAACTATTAAATTCACAATTGTATTGATGGAAATGGCAGAGAGTATCCACCATTGCCACCATAGTAAGTCAACTCCACTACACTCTATCATGCAGCTTCAATGTCCACAATCTCACATACACCTGCAGTACACGCCAACTCACGCCCACCTGATGTAGTATCTTCCTTTTCAAAGTCTTGTAACGCAGTCCAGTCAATTGATGCTGGCATCTTTGCTAACATCTCTTCATACTCTTCCTTAGTACAATCCTGATAAGGTGCTTGCTTGTAAGTGTGTTCACTAAATGGTAGGAAGCTGATGCCTGACACCTCATCGAAGTGTTCATACACCCATGACCCTACATCCATCCACTCATCTTCTTTAACAGAGATTGTTACAGATGGTTTGTGTTCACACCAATGACGCTGGTATGTAAGCCACAGTTCAAGTTGCTCAATGGCAGACATCTCAGTACGTGTTACTGCACCAGTAGGTGACTTCATTGGGAAGCTAAACACTGTAGTTGAATCTGGCTTCATGACATCTGGCTCTGATGGAATACCCTGTGCAATCATGAACTGTGTTAGTGGGTCTTTGTTATCACCACGTACAGTACGAATGTAGTAAGGGTTGTGACGAGCGTGGATGCCTGATGCACTATCTACTAGCTGTGACACAGTACCAGATGGCTTGACGCAAGTGATGGCAGCAGATTGTGGGATACCCAATAGTTCTGCAGTATCCTTGTTAGCACTGATTGCTTCTTCTTTCAATGCTTCAAGTGTTGCACCAATGTTCTTACCAAGATGATGTGATTTGCCAGACATCATCTCATTATCCAAGATACCTGTCAATGAAACACCAAGCAGACGTTCTTCTTCTGTATTGTTTTTCCAAATCTTACGAAGGTACTTAAAGTCAGTCAGTGTTGACTGGAATGTACCAAGGATTGTAGCAAGACGCACCTTTTCAGTTAGTGTTTGCTGTGTATCACCTTCACGTACAACCACCTCTGATAGGTTACAGAACTGATATGGGCGTAGGATAATCTCACTACATGGGTTGCAACCGAAGTCATGGTCTGCATCACGTCTGCCATTCTTGGCGGCCTGTACTTGTGCCGACTGACGATTAAAGATACCACGTTCACCTGACTTAGATTCGTACAGTGACAACCATTCACGCATGAATGTACCCATCTGTGGCTTTTCTTTGTATGCTACAGAGTTGTTTGCCAAGGCACGTTGACCTTCGTTCTCCCACCATTGACCTGACTTAGCGTGTGCCATCTGGTCATCGTTAAGATTAGACAGAGAGATTAGTGCAGAACGTCTTACACCACCCACAACTACAACCTCACCAATCTTACACATGATGTCGTGACATTCGATTGGGTACAACCGTCTGCCCTTTGCTGACTTAAAGATGTCAACAATAAACTCAAACAGTTCTTCAAGAGGTGCAGGGCCACTAGCACGTCCACCAAATGTCTTCAATCGTGCGCCAGCAGGACGTACTTCTGTTGTATCCCACTTAGGAATCTGACCTGCGTATAGCAACGAGATTAGTTCACGCAAAGACTTTGCCCAACCTGGGCGTGAGTCACCAACCTTGATAACAGTGTCTGTCTTGTGCATATCTTCATTAACAATAGGCAGTCTGTCTACGCTATGACGCTCTACTGAGAAGCCTACACCAGTGCCACACATCAGGATGTACATTGTCTCATCAAATGCACGTGGGCTATCCACAGGCACATAAGAACAATTGTAACCACCAACATGGCATCGGTCTAATGCAGGACCAGATGTCATTAAGGCTCTCATGCTAGGCATGATGTCTTGGTTTAGTACTGCATCCTCTAGTTCAGTACGTAACATATCATCTAGTACAAAGTTGTGCTTCTTGTACAAGTGGGTGTGCATGTAATCAAAGTAACGAGAGACTGTTTCTGTCCATGTCTCACGCCTTTGTTCATCCTCTTTCCATCGGGCATACCGTGAAAGAGCAATGAAGTTTTGGTAATCTGTAGGTAGGTAATTATTTAGCATCATTCACTCCGTTAATATCTTTATGTGTTTCAGTTCAACCCCATCCAGTTCGTGAATAAAGTCTTCAAATTGGTCTTCAAGTTCCTCTGAAGGATTTTCATCTGCTGGCATTATATACTCATCAGGGTCTATCTTCAAGGTGAGGTACATCTTAACTCTCATCATAGCACCCTTCAACTTCTGTTATGAGTTTATCTAAGTACCATTGTGCTTTCTTCAAGTCCTCTGTGCCATTTTTATATCGGTAACGCCATACATATTTCATGATGTTACCCTGCAAGTAATACTCATAGCCATCCTCAGTTGCCGCCGCAATAGCTTCGATACACTCAATGCCTGACTTGTTGTAATGGGGTGGGCTATTGACCATATCTTTCTCTGCCTTTTGCTTTCCCTCAATCTCTCGAAATATTCTGTTGTAATCTGTCAATTTAAGCCTCTCCTTTAGTTTTTGTAGCAAAGGATAAACGTATGATGTTATCGGTTTCACTACTCTCCACAGTAACTTCTGTATCAGACTCTGATTCAAGAGAAATAAAATAGTCCTCATGATGCTCATTAACATAATTATATATCCTCTCCCTTACATACTCATCCTCATCCATGACTGGTAAGGAAGCCAGTAACATCATAACAAACATCTCCATACCATTAAATACTTCGTCTGTCAAGCCTGTTTCTTTAGATGTTAGTACGGAAACTTCTGCATCCCCTGTCCAAGTACCTTTGTTTGAGAAGGTAGGTCTTACTCTAATAATAAAATCCTCACTCTCAATATAATCACTTTGTTCTGCCAATCCTCACTCCTTTCTTTTTCGTGCCAGGGAATTTAATGAAGTTGGGATGTTTGTTCTTACCCTTCTCGCCTAACCATTCCTCTGGGATAATCCTGTCATAGTATCTAAACCCATACTTAATACACCATTCTGCATAAGTTGACTTTGCCCCCTTGCGTAATTTTCTTCTACTATTCTCAAAGACAAAACGTATGTCCAACTCTGGATGTTGTTTGCTAATAGCTAAATGCTTTCGTCTATCAGCAGCAGTGAACATACCTTTTGTTTCTATTATGATTCCATTGGGCAACACAAAGTCTGGAGTGTATGTTCTGTAGGCTAGGTCTTCCCATTCAATCTTAACTGCTTCATACAGAAAGTTTATCTTCTGTTCCTTTAGTTTTTCTGAAACGGAAAGTTCTAACCCACTTCTATACCCATATTTTCGTGCCGCCCTAAATTGTTTCTGGTTGAACATTAAGCGTCATCACCTTCACTTACAAGTTCAACGTACTTAACAATCTTTGGTTCTTTTGCCTGTGACTTTACAGCAGGTAGTTCCTGTAGTGTAGGCCAACAAGAGTTGCGATAATCGCAGAACCCACATTCAGTACCAAGAATTTTGTTGCCTGTTTCTTTACCACGAAATGTTTCTGGTATTGGTTCAAAGCAACGTTCAAACTTATTGGTCTTCAGTTTGTCTGAGACTTCCCTAATCTTAGAGACTTCCTCGTCCACATCAATGTCAGCTGGAACATACTTGAACTGTCCTGTAGCCTTGTTGATTACCCACCAACCACCTGCTTTGTAGCCAGATGCCTTTGCGTAACCTGCTAGTTGTGCTACGTAACCGAATGGGTCACTGTTCTTGAGTACTTCATACGATTCAAACTTGTTTTTGTATGACCAGTCGGATGCACTTTTTACATCATCGACTGCACCATCAATAGCCAAATCATATGAGCCATTTACTTTTGCGTTACCAAGGTCTAGTGTAACCATGTCTGAGTCTTCGTAGCGTACCCCTGCTTCTTTGAGTAGCCCCTTAAACACAGCTTCTACAATGTCACCTAGCAACATATTCATGATGAAGGTAGTTGGTTTAGGTAATGCTTCCTCTGGCTTGTTCTTGTCGTACCAAAGTTGGCAGTAGGCTCTCCCGACATTCGACATGCGAAGTCGGAAGTCACCCCTTTTACCTGAACCAAACTGGCGAATGACTGATTCCTGAACGTCACGTGAAATTTGTAGGGCTGTCTCTTTAGACATAGTACCCTTGCCATTTACAACACGTTCAAGATAGCCATGTAGTGCTAGTTCAGCTGGATGATTCATGCTTATTCCTCATCCGAATCAATGTTAACATTCACAAAGCCATCAACAACACTGTCATCTTCTGGTGCCTGGTCAATGAAATCATTCTGGTAGTTTGAATCCCACTCTTTGAGAACCCACTGGTTGAACCCTTCGATGTAAGACATGAACTCTTTGAACACCATCTGGTCTTCGTTATTGATTTCAACGTTGTTTTCTAGGTCAACATTAGCAACAGGTACATAATACTTAGCACCTGTGTCGATGGTACGCTCTTCTGTAGCAATTTTCCATTCATGCTGTAGAGGTAGACGCTTCAATACATTTAGTTTGGCAAACACACCACCCAAATTCTTAAAGCCTTCTTTATTATCTACTTCCCAAACACATGGTACATTAACTACATCCTGAGCATCACCCTCTTCAGTTACACCAGACATTGAAACAACACCAAAGATTACTCGTGTTCGTTTGACGGAACGGATTAATTCTTTAGTGCCGTGGTCTAGTTCTTTGAAGTTCTCATGAAACCCACTAGGTCTGCCACAGTTAAATGTACCAACAGTGTCTTTCAAATCAATCTTCAGATTGTCTGCCAACACAGTCTTGATGTACTTCTTTGATTCACTGTCGTACTTCTGATGCATGAAGCGTTGTAGGAACGGACGCATTGTAACATTCTCAGCATAGATAGTGTTACCATCTGTACCAACCAATGCATATGTACCTGCTGAAACAACCTCTGCCTTAATCTTCTTGCCATTAAGTTCTGTATCAGCCATGATAGGCTTCTTGTTAATGCGCAATCGGGCAATGGTTGATTTCTTATCACCACCAGTATCATGTGCAACCCCCATCATCTGGGCCATTGCTGCATAATTATTCTGGTCAATTACTGTTAGTTCGGACATTTGTACTCCTTTCATTTTAGGTTAGGTGCGAAGTTATATCACACAACATCTTTCGTGTCAAGCCAATTCGGGCCAATCTTTGCCTCTAATAATAGAGGAACATTAAACGTTACCTGCCATCTGTCTCTAATTAGATTAGGTAACTCATTGTTTGTTTGATTAATTACCTCAATGACTTCGGCTTCTTCATCAGGGTGAACATCAATAACAATACTATCATGGACAGTGTTAACGATACATGACTTCATATCTTTTAGTAGTTTGTCAATGTGTAGCAAGGCGATAGGAACAATGTCTGCTGTAGCAAATGATTGCACAGGGTAGTTCTTAATCTGTGTAAAGTAAGTAACCTTACCACTTGACTTACGTTGTACATCAGGGAAAGCAAACTCACGCCCAGATGGTGTCGTAATCTTGCCTGTCTCTAATGCTTCTGTAGCTAACTCTTCATGCCAATCACCTATCCCTTGATACTTGTCTGTAAAGTGTGTGTAATATTCTGCTTCTGCAGGTGTTCGCCCATAGCCTGTTGCCCCATAGAGTGGTGCAAACGTGTGTGCTTTAGCTTCCTGTCTACTCGTAGGCTGACCAGCATCACTAATAACCTTACTGGTATATGAGTGTACATCAAATCCTGTAGCAACTTCTTCAATAGCAACTCCGTCCTGTGAAAGGAACGCAGCAGCCCGAAACTCTAGCTGTGCAAAGTCTGCTTCTAGTACCTTGCCACCATCCCAACGAGATACAAACACCTTCTTAACAGGGAATGTACCACCTCTTGGCATGTTCTGCATGTTCGGGTCAGCACCTGAGAAACGTCCTGTGGCTGTGCGATGCTGTAACAAACGCACATGTAACTTACCATCATACTTTGTATGTGTCTTAATTCCATCAACAAAGGATGATAGGTATGTTTCCACAGCACTCAGGCGAGAAACCTTCTCAAGGAAATCTTCTGCGTCCTTCATCTTGTTATGTACTGCAATCTTCTTTAGGATTTGCAGATTATCCTTACTGGTAGAGAAGCCATTTGCACTAGCCCACTTAGCATTGGGTGCATTAAAGCGTAGGCCAGCAACTTCATTCAGTTTGTTGTAGATAAAGCCAGAGGCTGCACACGTAATACATTTGTTAGGACGAGCAAATGGTGTCCCATCCTTCTTAGTCTTACGCACATAACCTGTACCACCACATGATGGACATTGTTCTGCCTTTGTCTTGAATACAACTTGTGTATTCCGTAGAATCAAATCCTTAAACTCACGCTCACGCATGTAAGGGTTGATTGCATTTGCCCAAACGTTTTTATCTTTAGGCTTGCGACTATAGATTACCCACGATAGTTGCTCTGGACTGTTGAGATTAATAGGTGTGTCACCCATGAGTTTATGGACATGCTCTTGCAGGTCATGCTTCAGTTGCTCTCGTTCTGTCTCAAACTGTACTCGCACTTCGTCTAGCACTGACAGGTCAACCTTGAAACCACGCTGATATATACGTGATAAACAATAGGCAACCTGGTTTGTGAGGTCAACAGTTGGTAGTAGGCTAGAGGAATCGCTAGACATTAGACGATACATAATCTTATCTGCCAACTGCTGTGTTGCTTCTAAGTCTGCCACAAGATACTCAGATAATTCTGCATGAGGAATGTCACGCACACTGTACCCTTTCTTGAAGTATTCCTTCAATGTATCCTGCTTCTTAGTATCAAGGTCATATCTTTCTGCACATGCTTCTAATGATAGTGGTTCTTTTTGACCACGTTGTAGAACATATTCGCCAAGCATTGTGTCAAAGACAGGCCCATCATATGTAAAGCCAGATTCCCACAGCCAGAGCAAATCGTGTGCGGCATTGTGCATGATAAGCACAGTAGCATCGTCCAAGTACTGTTGGATGATAGCGTCTGACATGGGGGTTGGCTCTACCTCACTGTGGTCAAGCGTTACAATCTCACACTTACCAGTATCAGTGAGTAACCCCACCATGACCAATGTATTATCCTTTTCAAAGGGGTCAAGGTGGAGTTTACCATCCCTTTCTGTCACTGTATTTTCGACATCAAGGGTAAGTTTCATTACTTCAGTCCTGCTGCTGTTGTAGTTGCGTCAATTACCCCTGCAAAGATACCAAACTTTACAATCATAGGCAACATTACTCCAATACTAAACATATCTAATCTCCTTTTCTTGGTTAAATTTCAAAGTCATCTGCGTGTACAACATTTTCACTGCAATCACATTCTGCGACTGAGTACTTGATTGCAGAGTGTAAGCCTGATTGCAGTAACGCAAGCAATGCTTCTTCATCTGCCTCGAAGGATAGGTATGTTGTACCATCACCATTATCCTTAACATCAAGAACCTCTATTCTCATACTACATATCTCCCATAAACATAATCAAGGTTACATACAATCTTGCCATGCCAACCAGTCAACTTATTCTTGGCAATATTCAAATGCCTTTGTGTATCCTGTTCGGTCTGACCCTCAATCATTGGGTTAGCCCCAATCAAAATCATCAAGTCGGCTTCGGCTGCTTTGCCTGTCTTAGAACCTTCCATCATACTTTGATTGAGAACTGTCCTGCCCTCTGCCTCTGCTGATAACTGAGACATATAGAACACAGCACAACCATACTGCTTCCCAATCTCACGAGCATGAATAACATTGGCTTTCAATGCTTCATCAGGCCGTGAGTACCCAGACATCTTAGCAAATTTATCGCCCATGTCAAGCACTAAAATGTCTGGACGATAACTTTTTGCTACACTTTCCACCCAAGCCATGTCTTTGCCAGATGAATCATATAACCAAATGTTATCTTTGACTGGTGAATAGAGATAGTTTGCTTTCGATTTGTTACTATCTACCTCTTCCATAGTCATTCCTGTTGCGGCAGTTAGGTAACGATTGGCTACACGCCCTGCCTTCTCTTCATTACAAAGCACTACACACTTAGCACCCTGATGCGCAAACCCACCTGGACCTGCAATCATACTAGCATGGAATGATGTCTTACCTGTGTTAGGTCTTGCACCAATCTCAATGAGGTGTCCTGAGTTAACACCAGATACACAACGTGCTAGTGTTGCAATGTTGAAACTCCATTTACTTTCCTCTGTGTGTCCTGCAAGCAGTGAATCAATATCAATCGCTTCCCACTCAAGATTTAGGTTAGGTGTGAAGTCATCATTATACTTTGTAAGAATCTCTCTCAGAGGCTCTAGGGTGGCCTCATCTCCATTAACGTAGTCAAACCCCAACTCTGCAATCTCTGCCCCCACAGACTGCTGAAACAGCCGTGCAAGTACATCTGATGCTACATCGTCCCCTATCGCTCTCTCATTCCTAATCTGATGGAACAACTCTGAGTATGTTTGCTTCTGCGCAGTGGTTAACGTTGGGTTGCTTGACATAAAGGATGCCTCAACCTCTTGAGGATTGATTGACCTACGATACTGTTGCATCATCTGGTCAATGTGTCTCTTTACTTTCTGTACATCCTTGCTAAATAGTTTATCTGGGCATCTATCTCCACGATGTCCATCGTAGAAATCTTTATCCATCAAACTTCTAATTAATCCTAGTTCCATATTATGTCTCCTATATAAGTTGTAACTGTTCGGGGTCTTTATATATTTTCTCCACATCTTTGTGTAGTATGTCTTCAAACTCAATGTCACAAAAGTTACCACAATCGGGCATGATATGCTTTTGCTTTCGTCCTTCTTCTGGATTCAGTTCATCAAGAAAAACACCACGCAAACAAGAGTTACCTACAACTCGTTCTGCTTCTGCCATCTTATCAAAGACTTCTGGAAAGTCAATACGAATTTTATTCCAGTACCCTTTACCACCCTTCACACAACCTATACAATTATTATTGCCATACCCTAACTCGTACATAGTAGGGCGTTTAATGCCGTTCTTCTCAAGGTAATATAAACACTCTGGCTTTGTCATCTTGTTATCAATCAAAGGGAACAAAGGTTTTGCACTAGGGTATTGTTCTTTAAATCTAATAGCACGATTGATTTCTTTTTTTGAATACTCAAAGCCAAACACTTGACCATCATATTCTGTGTTAGACTCAATCTTTTGTCTTACCTTTTTCTTTAATACAAGAGTACATCTTGCGCCGCCTGGTCCATTAACATATTTATCTTTTAGTATTACATCAAATTGATTGTTGTACTTCTCTGCTTTTGTGATGGTAATCTCTTTACCATACCACTCTTGGCACTCATCAATAAATCTTTTGTTATCATCATGTGCTGAATCAATATGAAAATAAATAGGCTGTACATTATCTTTGCCGTATTTATCTATAGCAAGTTTTGTTGCTACTGCACTGGTAACACCTGCTGACCACCAAGAAATAATCATTATATGTCTCCTAACTTTTGCATATCATCTGGGTTACGATACTTAATATCATCAACCAACTTAATTCCTTTTACATTCTTTACTACACTGCGTAGGTCTTTAACATACTGCATTGTCTTTGTCAAGGCATCAGGGTCAAGTGCTACCATGACTGTTGAGAACTGTGAGAGATACTGCTTATGCTCATCAAGCAACGTTGTACCAAGCAATGCAACCCCGACTAGATTATTAACACTACCTACAACAGCAGCACTAACACAGTCCTCAACAACGACTGCGACATCTCCAGAGCCAAAAGTATAGGGGAGACTGGAAGACCCATACCTTTTCCACTTCGGATGTCGCTTTGCTAACGCTCGTCCTGTAGCGTCAACAATCTTACCACCATGTTTAATAGGAAACACGATGCGCTTTTCCTTAACATCATACATAGCACCAAGTGCTTGCAGTGTCAAGCCAAAAGAATTTGCATACCTAATTAAATCTGCACGATTACCATGAGGTACAATATATTCTGGCATTATGAATGTTGTTTCTTTCTTAGTTTCACCAGTCATATTACGAATATCCTGGGCAGTTAAGCCTACACGCTTGTTACCCTTTGCATTACATGATGCTTTGTAACAGTTCCATTTAATGCTGCCCATCTGATTTGTAATTGTAAAAGTATTATAGCCTTTACAGAAAGGGCAGTTCATTCTTTTGGAATGTCCTACATCTATATGTATATCATTTATTATATTATACATATTATATACTCCTTTCTGTTCGGCATCTAATACTCATTTACCATGATTTTTACGTTGTGTCAATGCATAATTTGCACTATCATATGTTGCTTTCATGTATGGCTTAACACTTTGTGGGTTAGCGTGTCCTGTAACCGACATGATTTGTCCCATACCGACACCTGCCTGTAACATTTCTGTTGTTGCTGTCCTTCTCATATCAGACAGTCGATAATCTTCTGGTATATTCGCAGCCCTCATGATTTTCTTAGCGTGTAATGGTAGTTTGTATATAGTATATGGCTCATACCTACCACGCATTGGCTGTGGTCTAGGTGCAACAAAAGGTTGGAAGCCGTAGTATTCTTCCTGTTCCTTTAGCATATCAAATAGTTCATCCGATATTGGCAAGGATACTTCTGCCCTACGCTTCGACTGCTGTATCTCCACCTTCTGCTCATCAAAATCTATACTGTCCCAAGTTAGCATACGCATATCACCCAATCTTTGCCCCCATTCATACGCCATCTGTGCAATCAAACCTATGTTCCGTGTGTCAGGATTGCTATATGCAACAGTCAAGAAGTCTATAACCTGTTCCTTCTTCCACACTGTGCGTCTAGGCTTAGTTGTTCGTCTGCGAACCTTGTCAAAGGGGTTGACCTCTGCAATCTCCATGCGTACACCATGATTAAATAGCACTCTAGCAACAGCGACAATGTGGTTAGCAAAAGAAACACCACGCTTACACCATTTGTCATACGCCTTGTTTACTTTCAAAGGCGTGATACTTTTTAGCCGCGCCTTACCAAACTCATCCTGCAATATACTTAGATGATATGCATACTGTGCTTTAGTTTCGGTGCGTAAGTTATTGTAATCTAATGATTGTTTGTAGTCATTGATTAGTTCTTCTAGTTTGCTCATAGCCTACTCCCTAGATGATATATAATTACAATCCACATATAAATAAGAACATATTCTAACATCAATCACAGGACTTTAATCTAGACATCTTGGCTACCCAAGTCTGTCTCTCTGAATCAAAGTACAGTGTGTCCAGTGTTGTCATGTATCCTGCATACGGATAGTGATACATATAAGTCTTTATATGTTTGTGTATTTCTTCTTCTGTATTGGCTTCAAACCTAACTGCTGTTGGCATTATACTGCAACTCCTTCCATCATCCATTGTGGCATACTGCGTCCTTTGTTATATCTAGCAAATCGTAGTTTGTCAACCTTGTAAAAGGCACGATATGCTTTGATGGGCCAGGGGTCATTGTTCTTTAGGCTGTCATGCCCACTGAAACACTGAGGATGTGGGGTCATAAAGTTTGTAGTATCTGGTATGTAATCGCTTGCCTCAATCAATGACTGGCGATGCTTACCTGCACCATGTACTTTACCATATCGCTCTGTGTATTCATTCAGCATGGCATCATATAATCGAATAGCATAATCATAGTTCTTGCGGCACTCCATTGCCCATAGTGTGCATGGATGTTTCTGATGCACTGGTTTATATAAGCCTCGCTCCTCTGCAAATGTTGGGGCATGATGCCATACGCTAGTGCATAGCATCTGCGCTTCTTCCAACGGCATCTTGACAATGTGTTGGTCACATAGTGACTTAGCAATTTCTGTCACACTGTTCTCAATAATAAATCTATTCATCTCAGTTCTCCTCTGGTTTTGGATACATAACTACTGCGCTGTAGTAAATGACTTCCCAATTATCAAGGCCATCAGCCATGTATGAGTAGTCAATGTTTGGTGCATGAAATACAGCAATCTCACCTTGTTCATTGAGTACATGGTTGCCGTTTTCATCAACCACATAAAAGGTCATATCCCATACACCTATGCTGTATGATTTGTTTGGGTCAAACTTAGTCATCTTCATTCTCCTCAGTCCATGTATAATCCACATACAAATTCATGTGACCATGTTCAGAACGGATTTGTTCCAGCCCAATTTGATTGGCAATGAAGCGGTCAGCGTCATCAAGTTCACAGATAAGGTCATACGAGATGTCAGCCTTGTCATCCGTAGTCCTGTTAAAATTCTTTAGGGCATTAACGATGTTACGCATACGTTCTACTTCCCAACCATCCAATTCAATAACAATTTTCTTACTCATCATCCATGTTCTCCTCATTCTCTCTCGCCCACTCTTCGAGCGTATTAGTAATATCAAATGCTTCATCTAGTTCTGGTGGTATATAACCATCAAGTGAATCAACTGGAATGTGGTGGGCAAAACCCCCAGCAAAGTGCCATTCACCACCATAGTCCATGCCAAACTCTACATAGTATGCTTCCACTTCAAAACCCTGCTTTGCTAGTTCTTCATAGACAGGAAGTGGTGGAGACCAGGCTGTATCAAATTCGAATGATACACTGTGTTCATCATGTTGGCTGTAACCCATGTTGGCAGCATCCCACTTAGTTCCCCAATTACTATTGCACCAATCATACCAGTTAGGGATACCTTTTTCTTCACACATCTTACGCTCAGCATCTCCAAGATTACCATGAAAGGTATCATCTGGCATCGGCTTGATGTATTTGAATAGGTCACCATCACCTTCTTTGACTTGCGCCATGAGGCGTGACATTACCTCTGCATCTTCATGTGAAATAGTAAGTATGTTCTGACACCAATTAGGCATTGCTATATCTCCTTTAATCTAGTCGTGTAATAAAGTAACCATCTTTTGTTGGGATGGCTGTGATTGCATACTGATACATATACACATCACCTTCTCTTGTTTTCATCTTACCAATGAATGGTAAATCCTCATCGTCCTCATACTTACTACGATACGAGCCATCAGTCAATACCTCACCTTCAAATTTATACAGGCTGTATCCATATCGTTCTTCTATAAATTGTTTAAGGTTTGTCTCACCTAGAATGTTAAACTCAGACACCCACATAGGGATAAGACCTAGCGATTCAGCCAGCATACTCATGTTTTCTTCTGGGAAGGCTGCCTTATTTATTTTCAGTACTTTACTCATCATCATTGCTCCTGTCATTATCCTCGCTTCCAAACTCATTTGTTTCTCCATCTAGTTTTACTAGGTCATCTTCATCTAGTACACCAATCAAACTTGTATCATTCCAATCATGCTCATATATAAATTCTAAGATTTCATTCTCATCCATTGCTACATTCCTTTCATAATGTGTGTGATTACATCTACTGTCCATCCATTGCCTAGCATCCGATAACGCTGTGTGTTGCTGACACTGGATGTATAACCTTCTGGCACAGTTTGTAGTCTCTCACATTCTAATGGGGTGAGTTTACGCCATGTCGTATCTGATGTCAACGTCTTGGGTTCACGATGTCCACCACCCATCGTTGTCAAGCATGGGGCTTTACCTTCGGGATGGTACACTCGCTTGACTGTTTGGTTACCACTGATGTCGGCATCACCTACATGACATAGCCCATCTTTGCTGAACACTAACTGCCTACGATGCTTCTCAAAGTATGACTTGAGATTGCCACCCTTGAAGTAGTTTGCATCAATACAGTGTGCCTTGTCTCTGTCCACATAGCCATCCTCTAGTATATCTTTGAGCATTATACCTTTGTCCTCTGGCAACTCATCGACAGGTATGTTTGTCCAGTAATAACGCTGTCTATTCTGTGCCGATACTAGGTTGCTGTTGATAAAGATAGGTTCAACACCTAGTGCCTCAGTGATTACGTCCATTGATTGCTTCTTCATTCTTACATTCTCAAGCAAGAAATACTTGGGCTTTAACTCTTTGAGTAGTCGCACAAACTCCCAAAACAGTTTGCTTCTGGGGTCATCAAAGTTTAACTGCTTACCTGCGAATGAGAAACCCTGACAAGGTGAGCCACCAATCAATAGGTCAATCTGTGGTAGGTCATCTGCCTTCACATCAAGCACATCACCAAGATGTACCATGTCAGGATAGTTAGCCTTCGCCACTTGGATTGCATACTTGTCAATCTCTGACGCATAGTAGTTGTCAACCTTGATACCTAGTTTGTCTAGGGCAATTTGCCCACATGACATACCATCAAACAGTGATAAAACATTCATCATTAAATTCCTTTCGGTTCTGATTACCTGTGTGCTTAGTGTGACAAGGTTTGCACAATACCCTACACTTGTCAATCTCTGCTTTGATTTTATCCCATGCATAACCCTTCATGTCGCACACATTCATATATTTTGTGCTTGTATCTATGTGGTCATATTCCAACAGCATAGCAATGTGAGCATGGAATTTCTTAGGGAATCTGTGGGCA